ACGGTGAATGTTATTGGTTGGCTCAGTCTGCTCAAGGTCAAGCGTTTGTCTGCCGTTCTCAAGGCTTTGCTGCGGTGCAAATCAGCACGTTTGCTATTGACCAAGAGATGCAAGGCTACGCTACGCTGTCTGATGCTATTGGCTACACCTATCAGATCAATGGGCATTTCTTTTATGTGCTGACATTCCCGACTGCTAATAAGACTTGGGTCTATGACCTGTCTAATGGTCAGTGGAACGAATGGATGTATTTGGATTCAAATGGTCAATTGAACCGCCATTTGTCTAACTGCTTCTGTTTTGCTTACAACACCTTAGTCGTTGGCGATTGGCAAAGCGGCAATCTATACGCTATTGACCAAAACAACTACACAGACAACGGTCAACCAATTAGCAGAGTGCGGGGCTTTTACCACTCTGAAGACGATAATTCTGATCGTATTCGCTACAAGCAGTTTATTGCTGAGATGGAATCAGGCAACGGTGATAACAACCAGCCTGTGACGGTCTATTTGCAATGGTCTGATGATCGGGGCAAGTCTTATGGAAACCCTGTCGGGCAAAACTTAGGGATTGAGGGGCAATATTTAACCTCGATTTCTTGGTGGCGCTTAGGTATGGCTCGTGACCGTGTGTTTGAGATATTCTGGAGCACACCTGTTAAGACTGCTTTGTCTGGTGCTTTTATTGATGCAGCGCCTAATCACAAATGAGCAATCTTGCATCAAACTTACCGACAAGCCTAACGGCATTTAACACGCCTGCTGGACAGATTAGTACGCCTTGGTTCATGTTTTTGAATCAGGTGTATCAACGCACTGGCGGACAAGCTACTCCAGCGTTAAACCTGACGCAACTCCAGCAAGTTGTTATTACCAGCTTAAACATTAGCTCTAACAATGGTTTTGCTGGCGATGTATTGGTCGCTAATAATGCGGCTACATTGACCCTAAAAACCACTGTCTCGGGCATGGTTAAGGGCAATGGGACTGCTTTGCTGGCGGCTGTTGCTGGTGTTGACTATGCGCCGCCCACTTCAGGCACTTCAATTTTGTATGGCAATGGTGCAGGGGGATTCTCTAATGTCACTGTTGGCACTGGCCTCACATTTACTGGCGGTACTCTCGCATCTACTGACGTGCAAACCATTTCTATTGCTTCTAGCAATGGGTTTGCTGGTACTTCTTCTGGTGGATTGAATCCAGTTTTAACGCTGAATACGACTGTTACAGGCATCCTAAAAGGCAATGGAACGGCTATTAGCGCAGCGGTGTCTGGCACTGATTACGCTCCTGCCACCTCTGGCACGTCTATCCTTTACGGTAATGGCGCTGGCGGCTTTTCTAACGTCACGATTGGGTCTGGTGTTACCTTTTCGGCTGGCACATTGAGCGCAACAGGGTCGGGCGGCACAATCACTAGCATTTCTGTTGTCTCGGCTAATGGTTTTGCTGGCACTTCAAGCGGTGGCACTACGCCTGCTTTAACGCTATCCACTTCAATTACTGGCGTTTTATACGGTAATGGGACTGCGATTAGTGCTGCTACTGGCTCGCAGATTGTTTCTGCTATTGGGTCAACTGCGGTAACAAACGCAACAAACGCAACGAATCTGTTGGGCGGCGCTACTGGCTCGATTCCCTATCAATCAGCCACTAACACGACTACATTTTTAGCTGCTGGCTCTAATGGGCAAATCATTCGTCAGGTTGGCGGTGTGCCTACTTGGGGAACTGATTACACAGGAACAGTCACCTCGGTTAGCGGCACTGGCACTGTTAACGGCATTACTTTAACTGGCACTGTCACCAGTTCGGGCAGCTTGACCCTTGGCGGCACTTTGTCGGGCATTGGTAACAGCCAGCTTACAAACTCGACTATTTCAGGCGTTGCGCTTGGTGGCAATCTGTTTAACCTGACCGCTGGAACTGGTGTCAGCTTCAGCACAGGAACGACCTACAATGGCTCGGCTGCGATTACGATCAATGCTACTGGCTCGGGCGGGACGGTTACTAGCGTTTCTGGCACAGGTTCGGTGAATGGCATTACCCTGACAGGGACGGTGACTAGCTCTGGTTCTTTGACGCTTGGGGGAATACTAAGTGGAATCTCGAACTCCCAGCTTACAAACTCTAGTGTTACGTTCAATGGCGTTTCTGTTGCTTTGGGTGCTAGTGGAACGATTACCGCCAACACTACCAACGCCCTTACTATTGGTACTGGACTATCTGGAACGTCTTTTAACGGCTCCAGCGCAGTAACCATTGCCCTAGCCAACACGACCGTCAGTGCTGGTAGCTACACTTACGCTTCTCTTACAGTTGACGCTCAAGGTCGATTGACTGCGGCATCTAGCGGGACTGCTCCTGTTACCTCAATTGGCGTATCTGCTCCGATTACGTCTACTGGCGGCACGACACCGACTATTGGTATCACGCAGGCAACAACCAGCACCAACGGCTATCTAAGCAGCACAGATTGGAATACGTTTAACAATAAACAGCCAGCAGGCACTTATGTGACCTCGGTGTCTGGTACTGCTCCTGTTGTATCGTCAGGCAGCACAACACCTGCTATCAGTATGGCGGCTGCTACGACCAGTGTTAATGGCTATTTAACGTCAACTGATTGGAACACCTTTAACAATAAGCAATCTGTTTCGGCTCCTGTAACGGTATCGGCCTCGACTTATTCGGTAGCGGCTACTGACATTTGGGTGATTAACAACTATGCTGGCACGTTGACATTGACGCTTCCAACGGCTTCTAGCTATTCTGGTCGGGTATTAAACATCCAAAACTACCAAGCGTTTACTGTGGTTTCAGCATCATCTAATGTCGTGCCTATTGCTGGCGGGTCTGCTGCTACGGCTATTTTGAACGCTATTGCGGGTGATCGTTGCACTTTGGTTTCCAATGGGACTAATTGGGTCGTGACTGATTACACGCCTAACAATATCTTGCTGTTGAACTGAAATGGATAGAGATTTCATTACGAAAGTAATGCGTGATGATCGGGTTTGGAAGTGGGTTTGCGTTGACGGTATCAACAAAGTAGATTTTCAATATCAAGAGCAAGCCACTTACTTTGTGAATAATTATGGGTTTGTTATGTTTAGGCAGGCATACCCGACAACATGGGAAGTTCATGTTTGTATGCTCAAAGGGGCAAAAGATGTGGATGATTTTGTGATGAATTGCTTAGAGAAAATGCGTCAAAATGGATGCAAGAAATTTATTGCGCCCATTGGACAATGGAACCGTCCTGCTTTAAAATTGGCTAGTCGGTGTGGTTTTGTGAAAGAAGGCGAACTCTCGAACGTATGGTTCAGGGACGGTAAGCCGCAATCTATGATAATCATGGGGGGCTTATGAGCTTCATTGGTAATTTACTTGGCGATATAACTGGCACGAATCAGCAAGCCAAAGCCGCACAGCAAGCGTCTCAGCAGCAAATTGCTTATCAACAGCAAGCGTTGCAACAAATGCAGCAAAACCTAGCCCCTTATCAGGCTATTGGTACTTCTGTTTTGCCTCAATTGCTGACCTCTTTAGGCTATCAGGGTCAATTTGGCTCTAATGGTCAATTGACAGGCGTATCTGGTCAAGGCTTCCAATTTAACCCTTCTAATTTGGAAAACACGCCTGGATACCAGTTCACATTAGGTCAAGGCTTGAACACTGTTAACAACCAGCAGTCAGCTATGGGTTTGAATAACTCAGGCGCTCAAGGCAAGGCTTTGGCTAACTACGCTACTGGCTTGGCACAAAATACTTACAACCAGCAATATCAAAACGCTTTGAACACCTATCAAACCAACGCTAGCCAGCTTGGTGGATTGTTGAACTTGGGTCAAAACGCTGCTGCTGGTGTTGGTAACGCTGCTTACAACGCTTATGGCGCTATGGGTAACGCTGCTTCTGCTGGCACTGTGGCGGCTGGCAATCAAGCATCTAACACTTTCAATTCATTGCTTGGCGCTGCTGGAACTGGCGCAAAAATTTATTCTGCGGTCAACTCTACTGCCCCTGGCATTGCTAGCTTGGCTTCTTTGTTCGGGTAAGGAATCAACATGGCGACTATTGACGCATCAATCATTCCTACGAAGCAAACGCTTCCTAACTTTGCTGGTCTGTCCTCGGACATTGACCAGATGTTTGGCATCCAAAAAAATAAACTTGCTATTGAGCAGGCTAAATTGGCTTTGCAACAAGGCCAGCAAGGTTTAGCAGCCAATCAAGCTGTTTCTAATGCTTTCAAAACAAACACAGATGAAACAGGAAACATTAACATTCCTGCAATCATTCGTGCTTTGAGCCAAGACCCAAATGCAGCTATCAACTTGCCGCAAATGGCTGAACAGCTTTACAAAACGCAAGGCAGTCAATTAACCACTCAAAACGCCAAGTTAGATCAAATTCGCAAGATGACTGATAACTTGATGCCTTTTGTTGCTGATTGGGCCAAAAAAGGCGACAAAGTAAGCAAGCAAGACATTCAAAATGGCTTTACAAAAGCTATCGCTACTGGTGTCATAGACCCTAATTTAGCTTTGACTCACTTTGGCACATTGCCCAAAGATGAAAAAGATTTGCCTGCATGGGTTCAACAAGAAGTTACTCACTTGGCAAATGCTCAAACGGCATTGTCAATGATTACGCCTTCTTATCAATCCAATGTTGGCGGCAATCAACCAGGGTTTGTTAATCCTTATACGCAGACAATTACACCTGCTAAGTTTGCTAACGCTAATGAAGCGCCTGCTCCTGCTGCGGCTGCTGGTGCTGGTATGCCTGCGGCTGAAGCTGCTCCTGCAATGCCTCTTAAATATCCAGTTCGCAAGGCTGGTGACATTGCTCCTCAATTGCCTGAAGAAGCAGCAGATCGTGAAACAGGTCAAAAATACGTCAATGCTTTGGCATCTCGTAGGGCTGATTTGGCTACGGCTAACCGTAATTTGGATGAAGTGCTGTCCAAAGCCAAAACTTTGCAAGCCAACACTATGCAAGTTCCTGGCAAGAATCCTGTTAGCGATGTGCTTAACAAAGGCATCCGAGCCGTTCACAATTGGGCAAATGACCCTGATTATTTGGAAATGTCCAAAAACTTGGCTAACGTCCAAATGTCTAACATGGCTGCTCAAGGTGGCTCATTGGATACTGTTGCAGGCCAAAACTTACTTGCTCACGCTAATGGCACTGCGGTTTATCCTCCTGAAGTGCTGGCTGACATTGCCAAACGTGCCAAGGCTGATTTGACTAACATTGACTTGCAAGGTCAAGCTGCTCAGAAGTTTGCTCAAAAGTATGGTTACAACAATATCAATACTTTTAAACAAATGTGGGGCGACAACGCTGACAGCAAGTTGTTTGAAATGCGAGCTATTCATGGTGATGCCAACATGAGCGAAGCTGAGAAGAAGGCGGCTCGTGACAAGCTATTAGGGATTACCCCTAACATGAGCGCAGAGGATAAGAAGAAAATTCTTGCTCCTTACGTTAAAAAGAACTCTGTTATTGAGAAACTGGTTGAAACAGGTGGTTTGTAATGAGCGAATTTGCCGATTTCTTGCAAGATACGCCAGCTAGTAGCTCGCCTATTCCTGACCAACTGCTAGATAATTTGCGTAAGACTGAGAGCGGCAAGGACAATCTGGCAGTTAATAAGCAAACCAAGGCAATGGGCGCTTATCAGTTCTTGCCTGAAACAGTGCAAATGCTTCACAAACAAGGGATTAAATTTAATCCTTTTGATGAAAAAGAAGCTCGTAATGCCGCCCGCACCTATCTTGAACAGCTTTACAGCAAAAATGGCGGCGACCTTCAAAAGGCTGTGGCTCAATATGGCGGCTTTGTCAAAGCTGACCCTAAAAACTACACCGAAAAGGTTTTGAAGAATGTAGAAACAGCGCCAGCGGCTCCAGTTGGCAGTGATTTCTCTAAATTCTTGGCTGGTGAAGAAGAGCCCGCACCAGTTCGTATTGAACTCAGCGGTATGGCTAACCCTGCTCCTTCTGTTGGTCATCAGGTTATGCAACAGCGTCAAGAGATTCCTCAACGAATTGTTGGCGCTGCTGATACATTGCTTAACGGATTGACTCCTGCTGTTGGCACTGGAATTCAATTGTTAGAACGTGCTTTTGGCATTGAAGAGCCAAAGGAAGCCGAGCAAACTGGTTTGAAAATTACTCAGGCTTTGTCTAATCCTTTGGGTCGCTTGGCTGGAATTACTAATCAGTTTGCCTATCAGAAGCCTCTTGGCGGTGTTACTGAGCCTTACGTTCAAACAGCTATGCAAGGCGCTAACAAGTTGTTTAATTTGTTGGGCGTTACGCCTGAGCAGCTTGCCGAAAAAACTGGTCAACCTGTTGAGGATATTCGTAATCTTGGTCAATTATTGCCTTTCTTAACTCCTGAATTGGCTGTCGCTGCTAGAACTCGTACAAGTGCTGTTAGCAAAGCGATTGCAGAGCGTTTGCCTAAGATTGAGGACTATGGGCCTAATCCTAGCTTGCTGAAGCCTCAAGCGGCTAAAGATGGTTTGGTCGGTGTTGGCGCTGCGGCTGTTGAAGCCAATCCCTACAAAGGCGCTACTGGTGAAGAAATGTCTCGGGGGGCTTACCCAAGCTACAAACTGTCAAAGATTACCAAGGATGTACCCCAAGCAGAGCAATTGCAAAATGCTGAAATTGCTAATGAAATTTTGGGTAATTCGGGCCAAGTTCGCACTGGTGTGATTACTCAAAACGAAAATGCTTTGAGAAACGAGCATACGACTTCAAAACTGCAAACCCCTGAAGGCGAATTGATGAAGCAGCAGATTGCCAATGAGCAAAATGCTTTGTCTAACTACGCTCAGAAGCGCATTGAAAACACAGGCGCTAACCCTCGTTTGCTGTCTGATCTGGAACGTGGTGAGAGCGTTAATGCCGCCTTTGCTGGAGATGAAGGCTTAACTGGTTTCCTTAAATCTGAAAAACAAAAACTTTATGACGAGGCTCGTCAGAAGGTTGGGGATAACCCTATTCAATCAACGCACGTTGATGACCTGTTTAGCGACCCTCAATTTAAAGCTGGCGCTGGCCTAAAAGGTAACGAAGGCGTTTTGAATAGCGCACAACAACTTATCAAATTAGCCAAGGAAACAGGCTTTAAAGACGAGTTTGGCAATGTCCATGCAGCCAATACCATCAACGCTTGGGACGCTGTTAGAAAGGCTTTAAACGCTGATTGGACGCCAGATAACGCTTCTATGATTCGCAAGATCAATCAAGCGATTGACAAAGACATTTCTTCTGCTGGCGGTCAAGAGTTGTTTAAAAAGGCTGATGCTTTGCACCAAGCTGAAAAAACATTGTTTGGTTCTAAAGGCATCAAAACAATGTTTGGCGACATTGACCCCAATGGGGTTGCTGTGGCAACTTCCCCTGACAAGATCATGGGTAAGCTCAATTCTCTGCCTTTTGACCAATGGAGACACATCTATGACACAGCCGACAAAGTCGCTTCTGGAAAATTGTTTGGCCCTGTGGACGCAGCTACTGGTGCGCCTAAATGGGTTTTGGATGTTCCTGAAGAACTGCAAGCAGCAGCTCAACAAGCTAAAAACGAAATAAGCGGTGGCTTGGCTCGTGAAGTCTATCAAGCTGGTGCTGATAAAGCAGGCGTGTGGAATCAAAACTCAGTTAATAAGGTTTTGAACGCTAGAGCAGATAAAATCAAATACGCTTTCCCATTGGAAGAACAGCAAGCCTTTTACACATTGAATCGAGGCGGGCATTTGATGCCTGGAATTCATGGTTACGAAGGTGCTGGTTTGCAATCTGCTCGGGTGCAAGGTTTGACTTCTAAATTGCCTGCTGCTGGTGAAGCAATTGGTGCGGCTGCTGGCGCTGTTGTTAGTCCTTTTGTTGCTCCTGTAACGGCTGCATTGGGTCGCAAAACTGGTGAGAAAATGTTGAACGCAGCAACAGAGAAAAGTTTGTTGAAACAAGCTGAGAAAGCTCGTCAAGAAATGCGGCAAAATGCTAATAAGCCGAAATTGATGGACTTAGGTGAATAAATTTAGAAAGCATCTAACATGACATACGGTATCCTCCCAAACGGTAAACAGCAGTTCATTGATTCCAATGGCAAGCCTTTGGCTAGTGGCCAGGTCTATTACTACATTCCTTCAACCACTACCTTTAAAAACACTTATCAAAACTCTGCTGGTACTGTTTTAAATACCAATCCTGTTGTCTTAGATGCCAACGGTCAATGTATCGCTTATGGTACTGGCTCGTATCGTCAGCAAGTTTATGATGTTTACGGTAACTTGGTTTGGGACGTTCAAGTTGATTCTCCCCTGACCTCGGGCAATCAAACCTACGACATTGAAGAACAAACCTTCACGGCTA